AATATGTCAAAAAATATATCCTGATTGGGAATGTACATTTTATTATGATGATACTGTTTCTAGTAAAATTATTAGTAAATTACAAACATATCCTAATGTAAAATTGATAAATATGCGTTATGCGTTTTTTCCTCCTATACATTGCTTTCATTCTATAAAAATGTTTTGGAGACTTTTATCGTATGAGGATCCTACAGTAGATGTTACAATTTTTAGAGATACTGATAGTTATCCATCGGAAAGAGAATCAAATGCAGTTAAACAATGGCTAGAGACTGGTAAGTCATTGCACATAATGAGAGAAACTCAACCAGGTCATTTTTCAAGAATTATGGGTGGTATGTGGGGTATTAGAAAAAATTATAAAGTAATTTCATCAATTATTACAAATATTGTAAATACACCATCACAGAATACTGATCAAAATTATTTGGCATATGCGGTTTATCCTTATTTTGAAAATGATAGAGTTGTACATGATAATGATAATGCATTTGGGGATACAACACATGAATGGCCTAGCAAAAGAACACCAAACGATGAAATGTACATAGGAAGAACTCAATTTCCTCCTATTCCTGAAAGTGGTCAAGTAGAAAGATATAACAACTTAGAAAAGGATATATATAACATATGAACGATAATAACATGAATCAACAGTTTTTAGATAATTTACAAAAGAATAATTCATCTTTCTTTTTAGATGATGTTCAACAGTGGTGTAGTCACAGACCATTACTTCAAATTGCTTTAGAATTAACTAAAGATTCACAAAGTCCTATATTAGAATTAGGAACAGGATACGGAAGTACTGAACAATTACACAGGTATATTCAAAATGATAATAGAAAATTATTTAGTTTAGATACTAATAAAGAATGGCTAACTAAATATAGTCATTTAAATGCTATTAATCATGAATTAGTATTTAAACCAGATAATATAAAATGGAATCCTCAAGCAGGATATACACGTGAAAACTGTCCTGCGGCAAATCGTGATTGGTATGATTCAACTAATGAAATACCAGAATGGTTAGATAGTGTTTCTAATAATGGTATTTCTGTATGTCTTGTAGATCATGCTTGTGGTGAAAGAAGACATCATGATATAAAAAGAATTTATGAAAAATGTGATATTATGGTTATACACGATACACAACCAGAAGCAACTGGATATCTTTTAGAAAGAATTTGGGGATTATTTAAATATAGATTAAATTTGCTTATGGAAGAAGATGCTGCTATAGTTAGTAATAAATATGATGTAACTAAATTATCTGGATTAAAATTTGGAAGATTTACTTTAAAATGAACATAATAGTAACAGGTGGTTGTGGATTTATTGGATCAAATCTTGTAGACGAATTAATTCTACAGGGTAATAATGTTACGGTTATTGATAATCTAACATCAGATGCGCATGATCAATTTTATTTTAATAAAAAAGCAACTTATTATCACTATAGTGTCACAGAAGATCATCTAGTATCTCAATGCTTTGAACACCATAAACCTGATTATGTGTTTCATTTAGCAGCAGAAGCAAGAATACAGAACTGTATTACTAATCCAACAAAAGCACTAGAGAATAATACGGCAGGAACTCAAGTCATTTTAAGTAATGCAAAATTACACGGTGTTAAAAGAGTTATGTTCTCTAGTACCTCGGCAATCTATGGGATGAATGAAATCCTACCACAAGTAGAAACTCTACCTCCTAATTGTTTAAATATGTACTCTTATTCTAAATGGTTCTCTGAAGGTCTTTGTAAACTGTATTCAGACCTCTACGGATTAGATACCGCCTGTTTCAGGTATTTCAATGTGTATGGTCACAGACAGCCTGTGCGTGGCTCCTATGCACCTGTAATAGGAGTCTTCTCAAGACAAAAGAAAGATGGTCATAGTTTAACTATTGTAGGGGATGGTTTACAGACACGCGATTATGTACATGTTTCGGATGTTGTTTCTGCTAATATAGCAGCAATGAATTGTCAACAAAAAATAAATGCTGAAATAATTAATATTGGATCTGGTAGGTCTTTTTCTGTTTTAGATATTGCAAAGATGATGAAAGGAGTGTATAATCATATATCCCCAAGACAGGGAGAGGTAAGACATACATTATCTGATTATACAAAAGCAAAAACTCTATTGAATTGGAAACCCCAATATTCCTTAGAGACCTACATGGAGAATCTTGAATATGATAATTGAAAATGGTGATTTGAATATACAAAATGAAATAGAGAAATTGATTGCAAATAATAGCAGTTATATTGATGCGGTATTACAAATATGTGAAGATTATAGTCTAGATTCGGAATATGTTGCAAAACACCTGTCTAAGCCTATTATTGAAAAAATAAAGCAAGAAGGTCAGCAGTTAAATCTTTTAAAGAAAACTGCAAAATTACCGTTATAAATACTTGACATACACGAAATATAGTGTATAATAAACCAATATAAGTCGTACAAGTCGTACACTTCAACACAAAGGAGACTCCGTATATGTCGTTTAAAGATATGAAAAAACAGTCGCAAGATATTTCTCGTTTAACAGGTGAACTTGAAAAGATTAACAAAGGTGCAGAATCCTACAAGGATGATCGCATTTGGAAGCCTGAACTAGATCAAGCAAGCAATGGCTTCGCTGTCATCAGATTTTTACCAGCAATTCAAGGTGAAGATGTTCCGTGGGTTCGAATTTTCTCACACGGTTTTCAAGGTAAGGGTGGTTGGATGATTGAGAATTGTCCTACAACTATTGGCTTGAAGTGTCCAGTCTGTGAAGCAAATAGTGAATTGTGGAACAGTGGTTCTGATGATGATAAGAATGTTGCGCGAGATCGTAAGCGTAAGTTGAGTTACTTCTCAAACATTCTTGTTGTTTCTGATCCAAAGAATCCACAGAATGAAGGCAAGGTGTTCTTGTTCAAGTATGGCAAGAAGATCTTTGATAAGATCATGGAGAAGTTGCAACCAGAATTTCAGGATGAGAGTCCTGTTAATGTGTTTGATTTTTGGAAGGGTGCAGACTTCAAGTTGAAGATTCGTAAGGTCGCAGGTTATGTTAACTACGACAAGAGCGAGTTTGATACTCCACAACCACTTATGGGTGGCGATGATGCTAAACTTGAAGGTGTATGGAAGAAGCAATATTCTCTGAAGGAATTTATTGGTGCTGACAAGTTCAAGTCATATGATGAACTTTCAACCAAGTTGCGTGGTGTTCTTTCAGGTTCTGCTAGTAAGAAGGCAGAACAAATGTCAGAATCTGACTTTGGTGGTGATTCAGGAGATAATACTCCTAAGACCTCACCAAAGCAATCCAAGCCAGCCAAGATGGTTGAGAAGGCTCCTGCTGACGAGGATGGTGAAGAGGATGCAATGAGTTACTTTGAGAAACTCGCCAACGAGGAATAAAAACTAAAGGGTGTGATATCCGTGAGAGAGAACCTGAGAAATCAGGTTCTTTTCTTTTATATAAGCATATGAACGCCAAGAGCAGAACTTTGGCGTAATATTTCTAAATGATCTAATTGCATCATCTCTGGACTAAATGATGCATTACCACCAGAATCTCCACCTGAAGATCCTGCCATAATATTGTTTGTAATATTTTGTGATGATCCAGAAGATGTGAGTGGATCCACTATGGTTCTATCAAAAAGATCATTTCTAGAATTATCCAATGCTTCTTGATATCCACCTGATGATCTTTGAGTTGCCATAATATCATTTTTACTAGCATCTTTTAACATTTCATATAATACATTTGCAAGTCTTCCAGTTAAAGTGGCATCTCTAGGAGAACCTGGTTTAACAACTGTAGGTATTGCTGCAAGAGCTTCTGCATTATTATTTTCTCCCATTATACCATTCCCACCAATTCTTGAACCAGTTGGGGATCCTTCAACAAAACCACCGATTGCCATTTTTTTGTTACCGTTTGCACCACCGGCAGATTTCATTGAGTTTCGTAATGCTGTAATGTCGTCTACTGCTTTTTGATTTTTTGGATCTACTGCAGTTATACCATCATCTTTTACTTGATATCCTGGATTATTATTTTCCATATCCATACCAACATAGTTACCTGAAGGCATATTACTCATTGCATCCATTTCATCCATTTTCTTTTTTGTTGCTCTCAACGCTGGATGATTTTCTGCTGTATTGTGAATAGGTTCTTTTTTAGGAGTAACCACATCTGATACATCTGCTACAAGATTACCACCCTCATCAAGTCCTCCAGGCGGTGTGATAATAGGAGATTCTGTGGACTTTGGTGTGGGAGTAACCGCTGGTCGATTATTATATAATTCTCCAATTTTTCCTTTGTACTGTTCAATAATTGGTTCACCTTTATCTAATAACTGTACAAGTTTATCATAGCCAATTGCATGTATCATGGGAGTAAGTTGTTTGTTCCACAATCTACCTTGTTTAGTATCAAACATTTCGCTCATGGGTCTATCATCCATTCCACCCCACTTGGAATTGACATAATGTTGAGTTAGATCATTTTTCATTCGATCCATAACTTCAGGTGTGGTTTCACCTGAGAATTTCATGGCATTTACATTTTGTATTAGAGTTGCCAATCCTTCAATACTATAATTGTCAGATGTTGTTTCTCCAATAAATTCTCTAACTACTCCCCATTGCTTATCTATAGGTACTACAGTATTTAAAGCATCAATGGTATTTGCAATGTTTTCAAATTTATCATATTCTTTTTTTGTATCTTCTATATTAGAAAGTAATCCTTGACTTTTTTTTGCTTTTTCAGCATCTGTCAATTTAGGATCGCTCATAAATTCTCGATAGTTATCTATAGCCTTACTATTTTTTCTGGTAAGTTCGTTAAATTGACCTTCAGTAGCGTATGCTCTAGCGGCAGAAGAAGTGTTTCTAAGAGATTCTTCTATTCCATAAAGTGTAAGACCTGCAGCAACAATTGGTGCTAAAGGACCAGATGCTGCAATCAATGCGCCAGCTGCTATTGCAGCTCCGCCACCAACTGCTGCAGCAGGTATTGCTTTTACTAATAAATCGGCAATAGGTGCATCAGGATCTGCTGCTTTTCTGGCTGCAATGTCAACTATTCCTGCAGAGGCGGCTCCTACTACGCCTGCGCCAGTGGTGCGTACACCAAAAGATGTTGCTCTACTCATCATTCCTGGTTTTGCTGATACTGCAGGTTTAGGAGCAACAGTAGGTTCTGTTACTGCAGGTTTAGGAGCAACAGTAGGTTTTGTTACTGCGGGTTTAGGAGCAGCATTTGGTTCTGCAGTTGGTGGAAAAGCATATTTTTCACTCACATCTGGTATTGAAACTTTAGGAGTCGGTTTAGGAGAAGCAACTGATTCTGATACTGCAGGTTTAGGAGAAGCAACAGTAGGTTCTGATACTGCAGGTTTAGGAGCAACAGTAGGTTCTGATACTGCAGGTTTAGGAGCAACAGTAGGTTCTGATGCAGTAGTAGATTTTGATCCTGTTGGATTAGAAGTTCTTGTATTTCTTGGTGTAGCAAGATCTTTAATTTTTGGTGCCATTGCAGCTGCAGATTTTGGTGCTATTGCTGCAGTATTTGTATTAACATTAGATGCTGTTTTTTCTCCTTTTAACCAATGCATTAAATCTTTAGTTGCATAGGCAAGCATTCCCAACGGAATGGTCCACGCCGCTAATAATTTTAGTATTGAAGATCCACCAAACATGCCACCTCCACCACCACCACCACCTCCACCTTCAATATCACCAATATCATCATTTATGCCTTTTAATAAAGTTTCAACATTTTTATTATGTTTATCAGTTTCTTTCTTTTCTTTCTTATGTTGTTTTTTTGCATCATATTTGAATTTTTTATCTTCTCTTTTGTTATCAGTAAGTAATAGATAAACATCGGAAACTTTCTTGTGTATTCCTTTTAATTCTTCAAAATTTCCGTTTTTTTCTATGTTTTCTTCCATAACTTAACTTCTTTTGCGTCTAGATTGTTGTCTAATTCGTTCTTTCTGTCCTTCAATATTTTTAATATGCAATCCTGTATACACTCGTCTCTCCCAAGGAATCATGTTTTCCAACTCTTCCAACCCAAATATCTTGCTCTCGATCAGACCATAATTAGTCTCATACATTATTTTTAAATTTTCCACCGAGAGCATTAATCGAAAAAATTTGTAAAATCTCTTACTATTATTGGTATCTTATTACCTGTTGTTGGTGACACATAAACATCCTCATATACCACTTCAGGTAACTCATTAAAAAATTTAGAAATCATTTTGAATTGTTTTTTTGGTAAATTTTCAACAAATTCTTTAATTTCTTCTAGAGTTTTATCTTTAATATTAATTACTTCAGTTTTTGTATAAATTTTATCAATACAGGAAATAATCAAATCAATAGTAGTCTCAATCATGGTTTTACCTACTGATTGTCGTATTTCATACATTTTAGATAGTGATGGGTATTTCATACCAATTCCTAAATTTTCATCAAATTTTATATTAAATTTTTCAAGATCTTTGCTTAAATTTTTAACAATTATATTTTCTAATCTCATTTCAGTTTCAAATTTTTCAGAAGTACCAGGATCTTTAACAATCATTTCTACTATTTCACCCATTGATCTCATTCGTAATTGAATGAAAAGATATTCCATATCAAAATAAGGTATAGAGTCTACATCTATTTTTTCAATTATACAAGACTGTAGCACATTCCTGATAGAATTAATTATTTGTGCAGGATCTTTAGATTCCAATGCAATCAACATAACTTTTTCTTCTTTTACCACAAAAGGTCTAAAATGTATAACTTGACCAGTAGAAGGTAACGTTGCAGTATATGTCGGTAAAGTAACCAATTTTAATAAACTATTCATAATTTTCTCCATGTTATAGGGTTAGGGACGAGTATTATTTACTGTATTTTCTTCAATTATTGCTTCAGCATCAAGGACACCACCAAAGTTTAAAAGATCTTTAGTCAATCCTTGTTCTTGTGATAAACTATTATCTAGATCATTTCTAGCCAATAGTTTAGATTCTGATATATCTAGGGTTAAGTTTATACTTGTAGGATTTCCGTCATAAAAATGTGAATAAAATCCTTCACCAGCACTCATATATGTTATTTGAACAGATTTAATAAAACAAGGAAAATAACTTCTTGGCAATTTTTCATTTTTTTTCCCATTTGTCTTGAAATAAAACTTTAAAGTTCCTGGAAAATTATATAGAGTAGCATCAAAATCTAAAGTAGGATATGAGTGTTGTTTTAACATATCAACAATTTTCATAAAATTATCTGCTTCTTGTTTATCTTGTGGAGAAAATTGAATAGTAAATTGAAATTGACGAGCTATTGGAGATTGATATAACATTTCTTGAGCAGGATTTAATGCTTTTCTTGCTTGTAACTGTAAAGCCTGTAATGCGTATACAGGAAGAGATTGACCTGATGAATTATATGCTTTTTTTGTACTATTACCACTACCCCCTGCGCTATTAGTCATGGCACTCGCCATTCCAGTTACCGCACTTGCTACTAAAGCTGCTGCTCCTAATATTGGCCCAACAGGATTCATACTGACTCCAGTTATTTGATGTGCATGATTATCCATCAATCCACCTTGAGGCATTGGTAACATTATTTCAACAGAGTGATTTCCATCTCTACTAGAAGTATAGAAGTTTTTATTTAAGTTTTCAAAATCTTTTTGTGTTGCTTCAGTGAACGCTTTAGAACTGGTTGCAGAATCCATCAATTTACCTGTTAAGTTTTTAATAGAATCTGGTACTATTGATTTTACAGTTTCTTCAACAGCTTCAACAGCAGATGATACTCCAGGTATCATATTAAGTAATCCTTTTGCGCTTGATACCGTATCTCTGAATAATTTTTGATCTCTACTCTTTGAAAAATTTGGATTTTGATTACTATCAGGTGAAAATAATTCTAAAACTAAACAATCTTGTAATTTTGTAAAATCTCTGGTAAAGGTAAGTTGCTGATCCCTATCACTGTTAATTTTATCGTCCATTATATTTTGTAGTCTTATTGTGCTATCTTCTGCAAACGCTCTATCTTGAATTGATGAAAAAGAATTAGATGTTGATTTGCTGTTTATAGCATTTATATCAGATACTGATATCATTTCTGATAATTGTGCGTTCATTGATGGAATTGTTAGGGTGTTTCCCCTAATATCTCGTAGTATTTGATCTATATAATGTATGAATGGTATTTTTGGTGGCATTTTGATTCCTAAACTTCTTTTATATTTATATTTATATGGCTTATAAAGGCAAATATAGACCAGAAAATCCAAATAAATATGTAGGTGATCCTAAAAATATCATATATCGTTCTCTTTTAGAACGAAGATTCATGGTTTTTTGTGATAAAAATCCAAATATATTGAAATGGGCATCGGAAGAATTGGCAATACCCTATTATTCTACTGTAGATAATAGAAATCACAAATATTATGTTGATTTTATAATAGAAGTACTAGAAAAGGATAATCAAGTAAAAACTCATTTAGTAGAGATAAAGCCGTATAGACAGTGTTCTGAACCAAAACAAACTCAAAAAAAATCAAAAAGAACATTTTTAAAAGAAATGAAAAATTGGATGATAAATACAAGTAAGTGGAAAGCCGCTACAGATTTTGCAAAACAAAGAAATTGGGATTTTAAAATAATAACGGAAAGAACTTTAAAATAAATGGAAAATCCTGGAGATATATATTCTAATTCACGCGAAACAAGAGCAGAATCATCATCTAAACTGCAAAATTTAAAAGCACTCTCTGAGTTGCCAGCGAACCTAATGGATTCGGTTTCTAATTATCAAGGATGGATGAATGATCCACCTAATTATGGTATACAAAATGGAATAAAATCTGCATCAGATGATTACGCTAAATTTTTATATGACTTAGGAACCTATTATAGACCTAATAGGTTTTATGCTACAGTTTTCCCCCCAACAACTGCAGGAATGCGTATATCAGATATTTACAATAATGATGGTTCTGGTTTAAGATTTAGTTGTGAGGCTGCAGATATTCCAGACCAAACTCTATCAACAATTGATTACCGATTGAATATTCTTCCTACAGTTAAAATACCCTATATGGTAAATTATGGTACAAATGAAATAACTTTAACCTTTAGAATGAGTGGTACTGAGAAATATTCATATAAAGAAAGAAGATTATTTTTAAATTGGCAAGAACAAATATTTTCCTTTACTGATAAGAGTACGGGTGCTAGATATTTAAATGAATTTACAAATACTTCAATGATAGTTTTATCACAAATAGATACGGCAAATAAAAAAATATATAATACTAAATTTACTAATGTATATCCAATTTCTGTTGGTGGTATACAACATAGTTGGGGAACACAAGATGATTATGTTCGTCAAACAGTAACATTTGCATTTACTCAAATGCTATCAGAAGGTGTAGAAGAAAGAAAAATTGAAAATACTATAGTAGGTGTGGATTTTACGGCAAAACTACCAAGTGCTGCAAGACAACTACCATCAATTTTAAGTAATCCTCTAAAAGGAACAGTACTTCCTGGAAATTCAAGTGATCGTGATACATTAGAACAAATTCTAGGACTTGGAGAATTAGCATAATGTTTTTTGATAAACATCCACACATATCAATATCTGATAATACCGGCAATAGTAAGACAGTAACAGATATTGCAGCATCATTGGTTGTTGGAGAATTTTATAAAAATAGTGATTATTCTGTGCCTTATAATATTCAAGATTCTGATACTCCTGAAAGTCTTGCTGCAAAAATGTATAATGATCCAAAATTATCTTGGGTTATATTATTAGTGAATAATATTAAAAATATTTACACAGAATGGCCATTATCTACTAATTCGTTTTCTTCTTTAATAGAATACAAATATAGTTATCGTACTTGTTTGTTTCTTAGATTAGAAACTGTTAAAGAATATAATATACTTCCTGGAAATATTATAGTGGTATATGATGATTTGAATCCTAATTATGTAAATACTACAAATGTTGCTCAAGTGGTGGAATGGGATGCAACATTTAGTAAATTAACAATAAAATTATTAAAGGGAGAATTTAAAATAAAAAATAATATTTCATTTTACAATACTCCAAATGTTAAAATAGGTAAGGTTGGTAGAGTTGTAAATTCTGCACAACATGCAGTACATCACTTTGAAAATTCTGATGTGTACCTAGATCCATTATATGGTAGTTTGCAGGGATATATTAATAATAATTCTAGCGATAATGTTATAACATCTTTAGATTATGAAACAAAAATAAATGATGATAAAAGAACAATTTTCTTACCAACACAAACCACGGTGAACCTTTTAGTTAGCCAATATAATAAAGTATTTAATGTATGATTTCTATAGAAAATATTTCTAGTATTTTTATGAGGTGTGGAGATGAGTCTGTTGATGTAACAGATTTAGTTATTTCTATTGAAATATATCAAAGTCTTTATAGTCCTTTTGTTACAGGAACTATTACTCTTCAAGATTCTCCGTCTAGTAGACTTTCCAAACAGATAACAGGATCAATAGTAGGTAAGGGTGAAGAATTATTATTTTCCATAAAAACAAAAACATTTGCAGCCTCTAGAACAAATGAATTAGATTTTGAAAAATATTATATCTATAAAATTACTAATATTCCGTTGGAAAATGTTGGCGAATCAATGTTTAAACAAAATATTCTTTTAAATTTTTGTTCAAAAACTATGTTTTTAGATAGTTTCAAAAATGTTGGTGGATTCTTTTATGATACTATTAGTAATATAGTTAAAACAATATCTAAAACATATTTAGATATTGATCTAGTAGATATAGAACCAACAGAAGAAAAACAATTTGTTATTATGCCATATTTGCATCCAATACAATCTATACAATGGTTAACTACAAGAGCATATAGTTTTGATAAAACTCCACAAAAAGATTTATTAAGTATACAAAAAAAATCAGATATAAAAAAGAAAAATAATAATTTTGTATTCTATGAGGATATTGATCATCAGCATCATTTTGTTAGTATGGGATTATTAATGTCAAAACCTTCTGTATTAGGAACTAATGAAGATTCAGGAATTAGAATGGAAACTGGTGGTACAAAAGGATTAATAGATTCTGAAGATTTAAAATATAAAGGATCTTTTGCAGGATTACAGCATATAGGAAGAACTATCTCTCCTCTTAAAAATGCAAAAATAGGCATGTATTCTTCTACCTGTTTAACTTTTGATATTACACGGAAAAAATATGGCAAAACTAATATGAATTATTCTGATCTCTTTACAAATCAAACACATTTTTATAATAGACAATTAGTAGATCCTGAGTTAGATCCTAAAGATGTTATGTTAAATATGAGTTATGATAATCCTAACATGGTGATAAAGTATTATCCAAAATCTACCTATCTATATACAGAAAAAGAAAATCCATTGCAGGGAAATAATCCTGCAAATTCTGTAGATAAATGGTTATTGCCAAGAATTGCTTCCATGGAAGCAATGGATCAAAATGGAATTGATGTAGAACTTGTAGGAAATGTTGGACTAAGTTTAGGAGATGTTATTAATTTTTCAAGACCACAATTAGATTCATCGCCATATCTTCCAGGAAGAGATCCATTTTTTACTGGTAAATTTTTAATTACTAAAATAAAACATATGTTAGAAAATAAAGGAAATTTTCTTGGATTTAATCTGAGAACATCTTTATCATTAGCAAGAGATTCTGAGTATTCTGAAACTCCTGAAAATGAATCATCTACAGGATTTGGAGGGATTATATAATGTCTGGATTTTTAGGAAAAGATGGATTTGCTTGGTTTTTTGGTGTAGTAGAAGATCGTATGGATCCTCTTGAAATTGGAAGAGTTAAAGTTCGAATTTTTGGATATCATTCGGAAGATAAAAAAGGTCTTCCTACAAAAGCACTTCCATGGGCAACTATATTACAATCTCCAAGTAATTCTTGTAATTCTGGTAAAGGAACCACACCAGTAGGAATTGTAGAAGGAACTTGGGTTGTAGGATTTTTTACAGATCCTAATTCCTATCAAGTTCCTATTATATTAGGATCAATATCAGGATTAAATGCTGATACTATTAAGACACTTGGAGAAAATTATGGAACAGGATTTCAGGATTCTAGATCAGAAGAAGATCTTAAAAATTATCCAGTAGATGAGATAACACGATCATATCCTAATGGTAAGGGAGTTTCTGGTGATAAGCATGGTGCTCAGTTAGAAAATGCGCCGGCATCAAAAAAATATCCTAGAAAAAAATATTCTTCTAAATCTTCAAAAAGAAAACAAGGAACTCCTGATACAAATATTTTAGCAATTAATGATACTGTAAGATTAAAAGACACGGTAGTAGGATTAAAAACAAAATCTAGAGAAGATGGTGGTCTCCTAGATACTAATGTACCAATTGCTGATATATTTTTTCCAAAGTTTATAACAGGTGTTATAGGATTAACTGGTGTAAATCTGGGTACAAATAAAGGATTAGGTATGCCACCAAATTTTGTAATATCTAGTTCTTCTTCTTCAACTAAAAATACATCTAATCAATATAAAAGAAAACCTACTAATACTAATACTGAAAAAATACATACAGATCCGATTAGAGCTGCATTACAAACCAAATCTAAATCATTTAAACCAGTATTAAATAATGGAACAAATATGATGAATTCTATTACAAATTTTTATAAGGGATCTCTTGGTAGTGGATTAGGTGCTAGTGGATTGGGTGGATTAACAGGTCTTGCTGCACCACTTACTCCACCAAGTGGTTTAGGTGGTGTGTTATGAGTCTGGGTGGTTTAGGTGGAGCATCAGATTCGTTAAGTGGATTAGATCCACTACTAGCAGTAGGTAATTGGAATGAACCAAAGACTGCTTACGGTAAAGTAAAAGGTAAAAAGATAAAAAAGAAAAAGGGTAAAACTAGCACAATTTATCCGTTTAATAAAGTTCAAGAATCAGAATCTGGTCATATATTTGAAATCGACGATACTCCTGGTTCTGAAAGAATACATTTATTTCATCGTTCTGGTACTTTTCAAGAAATCCATCCAAACGGAGATTCTGTAACTAAAGTTGTTCGTGATAATTATACAAGTATTTTAAGAGATGATTATGTTCATATAGATGGTCATTGCAATGTTACAATAGACAAAGCATTAAAGATATTAGTTAATGCTGATAAAACTCCAAATCCTTCTAGCAGTGCAGTAAATTTTGATATAGAAGTTGGAGAAAATGCAAATGTAAATATTATTATAAATCGTGGAAACTGCAATGTTCGATTAAAAAATGGAGATGCAAATTTTCTTTTAAATCATGGAGATGTGAATATTCGCCAAGAAGCAGGAAATTATAATCATTTTGTTAATGGTGATTATAATTTAGAAGTTGCTGGTCATATGCATATGGTTGTTGGCGAAGATCACGTTACAGAAATTGGTGGTAATAGAGATGTTAGAGTAGATGGAACTTTTGATAATTTAATGTTAACCATGGGGTACAAAGAAACAACTATTCTATTAGGTGATTTGAAATGTAATATTCTTGCAGGTAATAAACAATTATTTGTAGCAAAAACATATTCACAAACTATAGGAGTAACCAAATTAACTAATATATTAGGATTAGAAGAAAAAACTGTTGGAATAAGTTATTCTCTTAGTTCTCCTATTATAAGTTTAAACGGAATAGTTGGCGCAGGTGGGCCTGGTATGGGGTTTGATATAACACCAACCGGTTATACAATTTCACATCCAATGAGTATAAATTTTGTTTCTCCTGTGATCTCAGTAACAGGAACTACATCTGTTGATATTTTTTCACCAGGAACAGTAAGAATGAATAGTGGAATAGATACACACATATTGTCTGGTGGATTATTGAATATGACTTCTGGTATTTCTTTAAATCTTTTATCACAAGGCACTGTCAACACTCTTGCATCTGGTGGTATATTTACTACAGGATCTTCCATTAATCTTAACGGAATACCTGCTGTTCCAATTCCTGCTGAACCAGCAATAGGTGGTATAATGGGATTGAGTACTTTAAGAATTACTCCACCATTAGTTCCAACCATACCAGTAATACCATATGTTCCTGGTTCTATGGGTGTATGGAGAAGAACTATAAATGGTGTAACTCCTATGATACTATTACGAACATCTATCATGTCTTTAAAGGCTCAATTAGCAGTATTGGATACTGCAGCAAATACAATTGCGGGTTTAAAAGGTCAAACAGGAGGAATTGCAGATTCTTCAACAATATTAAAATCTATAACAGAAGGAATTGGATCTGCGCTTTCTCCTGTTACAAAAGTTATGGCAGATGTTACAAACGGAGCAGCAGAAGTAGTTGCAAATGTTCAGGGTGCGGTTGATAATGTCACAGGTACAATTCAAGACATTGCAAGTATTCCTCAAGAAGCAATGCAGGCAGCTATGAGTGAAGTAACAGCACTAACAGAAGAGAATGGATTTATAGAAGGAATTAAAGGAGCATTGGGTGCTGTTACTGGATTTATTGGAGATATAGCGCAAACTATAACTGATATTATGTGTACAATAATGGATGCTATTGGTGGAGCATTAGATGCAGTTATGAAAGCAATAGATGATGCCATAGCAGCAATTATGAAAGGCATTAACGCAGTTTTGGATACAATAGGAGCAGTTATCGACAAAGTTATGGAAGTTATTGGTAAAATCATTAAAGCTATAACAGATGCTATTGCTAAGGTATTTGATGCAATTGGCGGATTCATAGATGATATTATGGCGGGTATTGATGATATTTTCAGTTCTCTTGGAGGAAAGCCTATTGGATGTGGACAATCTGTTCAAGCCGAAGCAACAGAAACAGCAAATCAGAAAGATTATTCTGCAGCACTAGCAAATGGTGAAATTTCTGCGGATGAATATGATAGATTGGTTAACGGTTAATTTTATGCAACCAGCCGCCAGAATAGGTATAGATACGGCTTTTGGTGGAATATTG